GTCCTGGCCGTTAAGCTGGAGCTTGGCGGTGACGACGGGGTTGTTGCCCCAGCAGTGGAGGAGGAGGGCGGTCTCGGCGAGGACGAACGCGCCGGCATCGGAGACACCGGAGTTGATCTCCCAACCGGCGGGCATGACTCCACCGTCCGGTGCATAAGCGGGGGGTGCATAGTCTACAGGGAATGTGGATGGAATAACACCAGGATTGATCGCATCCGGGTTACCACCGTTGCCAGCCATATGGGGTGCAGAGTACCAGAAAGTTCCGTTCCACCAACCAGGGCCAGCAACGTCAACCGCACCAGCATCGTTGAACATGTTGTTGTTGATGAATGACTGGGAGGTGAGGGCAGTGGCGTCCTTGCCGCCGAAGGCGTGGATGGCATTGGGAAGAGCATCCACGGCGTCGGTGTAGTTGAAGGGCTGGGCACCGAGGAGGTTGTAGAGGAGCTGACTGCACTCCAGGGAGGAGCAGTAGTCCACGTTGCTGTCGGGCTGGACAACCCAGATGAGCTCCTTGACGGGGTGGTTGAAGTTGAGCTTGATCTTGTTGGAAGAGGAACCGACGGACTCATCGCCAGTGAACTGGAGCTGCTCAATGAGGTACTCGTGGGGGTTCTGGGCCATGCGCCTGCGCTCGTCGGTGTCCAAGAAGACGTAGTCAACGTAGAGGGAAGCGGCAACGAGGGACTGGTTGTAAGCGGTGACGACCTTGCCACCCTGGGCTGATGTGCCGCAGTTCAAAGAACCGACAGCCCACAAGCACTCGTCAATGGGGCGGATATCAAGGTTGATCTTGACCTCGTGGTACTGAAGGGCGATGAGGGGGAGGGCAAGACCGGGGTTACGGCAGTACCAGAACTGGAAGGGCACGTAGAGGGTGGTCTCGGGGAGGGCGTTGCGGGGGGCGCAAACCTGGCGAGGGGCGTTGGCCTGGCAAGGACCGTCAACATCGTTAAAAGAGGGGTCGGTAATGTAAGTGAGCTGGGTGGTGTTGCCGATCATGGCAAAGTAGCCGGGGCGCTGGTCCACGGTCAGGGTGAGCTGGTTCCAGATGTGCATCCAATCACCGTACTGGCGGTCAATGCGCTGGCCACCGATCTCAACCTCAACCTGAGAGACGATCTGCTCACCGGGGAAGTCAAGCCAACGGGCATAAACACCGTCCTGGGCGGAGCCCTTCATCTGCTGGTTGATCTCGGGGAGAGTAACCTGCAGGTAAGTGCGGTAAGCCAAATCACCGTTGCGGGAGATAGTGCAGGTCACACGGCGACCGAAATCGGCCTGGCCGTTGAAAGTCTGCTCAATGGACTCCATGGCAAAGTTGGTGTAACGCTTGTAGGAAACCTTCCAGAAGGTAATCTGGGGATTACCAGTCAAATAAACGTCTTGAGCGCCATAGGCGACAAGTTGCATCAATCCTCCTCCCATTTTAGTTGTTGTTGGTTATAATATGCCTAAAGAAAAAAAATTCGGGAAAACAAATGAATTAAACTTAAATTGCATGGTTTAATGCACATATGCCGCATTTAAATCATACATCATGGAATTGGGTTGGACAATGCATTTATGACTCCAAACTGAGGTTGTTTTTCATGAACTGGGTCAAATATTCATCATCCTCATACATTTTATACTGCCCATTATGGTTTTTCACAAACACGTAGTTGTTGCACGTGTTGGCCGGGTTGGATTGTTTCTTAATGTTCCATCCGCCTTCCAGCGCGTTGTACAAAAATGTCAACAACTGAATTCTCTTAATTTCATGGACGGGGGCGGACACCAATCTTGCTAAATACACATGGGCATATGTCATTTTGGACCCATCCTTGTGTTTCAAAATGTATGTATCATTGCGTTTTTTTATGCTCCATTTTTGTTCTAACATTTTGAATAAAAAGGACATTTGGGTCAACGCATGTTCCGGCAATGCCGTTTGGTGGTCGTGCTCCATTGTGATTCCGCCTGATCCACCTTTGATTCCTAAATATTATTATAAAATGATAAATATATGATTAACATTACGCTAAATAATATATTAAATATATACATTGCATTACACTTATCAACTTATCCACTGAGGTCCATTTTGCCCACCCCCTGGTCATGTCTCCGCCCAACAACTCGTTCAAGCAAAAAACCAACAAGAAAATCACGCTTGATGAAAAAAGCATCGTGACCTTAGACAGCAAGCACCGCGAGCACCAAGCCAAAATTGCAAAACTAAAGTCGGAGACCATTCCCCGTTTGGCGAAAGACAAGCGGGCGTTGAAACAACAGCTGCTCGCAAATCCAACTCCAAGCAATGCGATTGAATTGCAGGAACGGATTGTGGAGCTGCGGGCCACCATTCGCGAACATCAGCGAGAGTGCAAAAACTACTACCTGGACAACAACGAAATCATATTTGATTACTTTGAAAACAAGCAACAAATCTGCAACGGGAACAACAAGACCAAAATCTTGAACGACTTTTTTCGCGTGGAGTGCGTGTCCAAAGAAGACGAGCTGAAGCGCATGAACCAGAGCAACGTGCAGCAGTATTTGACCAATTTGGACCCGTCCTACATTGACATCAGCAAGTACGTGTTTCAGACCGACGTGTGCCAATTCTGCCACGCCGGCGAAATGATCCCCGTTGATAATGAAGGCATCATGGTGTGCAACAACTGCTCCATACACGTGAGCTACCTGGTGGAGAACGAGAAGCCGTCGTACAAGGAGCCGCCCAAGGAGGCGTGTTTTTACGCGTACAAGCGCATCAACCACTTCAAGGAAATTCTGGCGCAGTTCCAGGCCAAGGAAACCACGCAGATCCCACCCGACGTTCTGGAAAACATAAAACACCAAATTAAAAAGGAGAGAATTGACCTGCACACGCAGCTCACCGACAAAAAGGCGAAGGAAATTCTGAAGAAGCTGGGATACAACAAGTACTACGAGCACATCCCGTTCATCAAGGAGAAGCTGGGCATCAAACCGCCCGTCATGTCGCCTGAACTGGAGGAAACGCTGTGCAACCTGTTCATGGAAATTCAGGGGCCGTATGCCAAGTTCTGTCCAGAAGACCGCGTCAACTTCCTGAATTATTACTACACCGTGTACAAGCTGTGCGAGCTGCTGAACCAGCGCGAGTTCCTGTCCTATTTCCCCATGCTGAAGGACCGAGAGAAGCGCATTGAACAGGACGAAATCTGGAAGAAAATATGCGAGGAGCTCAACTGGGAGTTCATTCCGACCATCTGAATCCGGGGAACTACGTGCCAAGCATTGCGCCCCGCACCTTACCCTTACATGTTTTGCCCATTAGACCCCCACTCCGAGGAAGGGTTCGGGGCGCCAAGGCATGTGGTTCTCTGATTTAGTGTCTCCTACACTTCCGGGACTTCTTGGCTGGAACACACCACGATTGGATTTGGATTTGGATTTGGATTTGGATTTGGGTTTGGGTTTCCTTACCATTTTTCTGGTTCCTTTTTTTCGTGTCCCTCCAAGTTTTGACGGACGAAACGACAACGACGACGACACATTGTCCACCGATTTGAATTCATCCTTTTGGTCTTCATCATTGCACGTTGACATGTGTTCAAAATCAATCAATTTGTATTGTGGCGTTTCACCAAGACACAAAACAACATTGCCAATGTGCAAATCATTGTGGCAATATCCTTTTGAATGAAGCAATTTTAATGCGGAACGCATGTGTCGTTTAAACACGTTGGAATTGAAAGATGAACCGAACAATGGATTGTGATTGTTGATGCACAATTTAATCAATATGATATAAACTGTATTCACAGTTACATCGTCCATACTAATCCCGTGTTTAAACCGCATTTTAAACCCGTAGTTGCCTTCATATGAAGAATACGGTGTATATTCACTAATGAAATTATTCAATCCGGCGAGAATGACAACTTTTTGATACTCTCTATTGAACCCGCTGTCCTCCAGTGTTTTTCCACGCATCATTTCTGGGGGGAAAAATATTTTCATGCATATACCATTCTTTCTCAAATGTGTGAAAAAATCCAAAGTGTTGATTTTAACATCATCATCATCCTCATTATGAGGAATGATTGTGATTTCATCACTCATGTCCATCAAAATTTGGTCAACGCAATGAATGTAACCGCTTTCTCCTTTACCGATTGTGGGCAAATCGGATAACTTCATGAATTATTAGGGAAGTTATTTTTTGTATTACATTATGCAATACAAAATATTTTTTCTTGGACGAGAGAGTACAATTGCTCATCACAAGTCAATGTCTTTCAATTGAGGCAACTTGAACATCAACATTATTGACATTTTCACTATTAATTCAATGCGTGATAATGCCAATATAAAAGGGAATTTGAACAAGGTTGCTGCTGGATAGCCATCTTTAAATCAGCTAATTACTTCATGAACTATTGGGATACAAAAACTTGTAAATGCTTTGTTGTGAATATGATGCGTTTGACCTGATGTTGGTGACTGTTCCACCGACTGGAGTAGTGCCGCCTGTGACTGTGTAACTAATGCTTGTTGATGTTACGCCGGTCACAAGCACTGACGTTGGATTGCCGCCATTTAAACTTCCTATTCCATTGTTCGCTAATAATGTCTGTCCAACCACAATGTTTTTAGTATCAAAAGTGGATGGGGAGAAGGAAGACACGGTGGCTGTCCAGGTGCCGGATACGGGTTCGGAAATGCCGCCCACAGTGCCACTTGGTATCACTGATTTCCACACTGCATATTCTTCCGTACCTGTAAAAGTTTGTGTGCCCCAAACTTCATTATTGCCAGAACCAGTACCCCATGCAAATTGCGACGGCTGTGCTGCTATTTTATTGTATTGTTGATATTGGTATCCATCAGATACATCCAATCCCGGCAGGACACATGGTAGCACATGTTCTTCATCTTCATCAGCCTCTTTTATTTTGAATATGAGAGAACAATTCCCAAACACCAGTCCACCGCATAGTGCTGGGTCAAATGGGGTATAAGTGGGTGATACAGATGGTTGAACATAATTTGTATAGGTGGTAATTGGGGAGGCAGCCCAAAAACTTCCGCCAAAACTTCTCTCATAAAACACGTAATATCCAGTAGACCAATCAGCATTAGTAGGCTTATTCAGAGAGACATCATAATTCATATCATTGCTGTTTGTGATCGTGACCGTACTGACACCATATGTAGTATTATATTCCGGAGGAATTCCGATCAACAAGCCCACGCCATATGCACTATTATTCGCAATGATTACTTCTGGAATAGGCAAATCCGTTGTGATTGCCCCAATGCTGCTCACCATATCCCATATCCAACCAACCACCACATCATCCTTGATTTTTTCTTTGCCAATAAGTGTCATGGTCGAATATGGGAAGTCCATTGTAACCATGGTGTGTACACCAGTTTGATTTTTTATTTTTGTCTTCGGAGTTGTTACACATGTAACTTTCGACGCAGTTCCATTTTCTTTATTACTGTGTATAATGGTGATGACTTGTCCAGCAAATTCGGGTGCGTTCAATGTGTAATCATCTGCAATTCTCACAACATTGGCGCCAGGTGCATACAACATTTCTTTGGTGGTAGAATCCCAATAAAGAGTATTGGCGGTACCTGATGGGGCGCCCGATCCAGTTACTCCAAAATTCTGATTAGGTGCCACTCTAATGGGGTCCACAAAAAACCCGGTGTTTCCTGCATTCAATGCAGCACCTGACGCATTCAACACGATGCTGAAAGCATGCTGATCAGTTTGACCTGCCAAGTGACCAATGGCAACGGCATTTTGGCCTTGACCGGTTTGACCCGCACGGGTACCGATTGCAACTGCTAATTCGCCCTGTGTGTCTTGACCCGCCAAGTGTCCGACTGCAACTGAGTTCGAACTCTGTCCGTGCTGGCCGGCCCTGAAACCAACGGCAACCGCGCCGGTTCCACCATGGATTTCACCAGCCTGGTGACCAACGGCAACTGCATTGGCACTCTGTCCGGTTTGACCCGCCAGAGAACCAACGGCAACGGCATATTGACCTTGGCGAAATGAACCAGTCTGGTAACCAACGGCAACTGCTTCCTCACCTTGTCCAGTTTGACCCGCGCGGGGACCGATGGCAATTGCATTTTCACCCTGCACATGCTGGCCGGCCTGGGAACCAACGGCAACTGCACCGGTTCCACCATTGTATTCACCGGCTAAGTTACCAACGGCAACTGCATTGGCACTCTGCCCGGTAAAACCAGCTCCAGCGCCGATTGCAACTG